AGCAACGCAAGTTGGATACGTATTGAAGATGGGTGATCTTTGTTACAAGGATGACGACAAGTATCCTACAGGTCCGTGGTGCAAAGAAAAAGATTGGGTGGTCTTTGCAAGATATGCAGGATCACGAATGCAGATTGAAGGTGGTGAAATAAGAATGTTAAACGATGATGAGATCCTAGGGACTATAGATGATCCCGAAGAATTAATTCACGCAATGTAATCATAGGAGGATTAACTATGCAAGAAGAAAAAAATATAGACGTTGGCGAAGCTGACGAACAAGAAACAGAGATTGATTTAGAAGCAGCGCCAATAGAAGAAACGCCAGCAGAAGAATTAGTTGTAGAAGAAACGAAAGAAACAAAACCTGTTGAAGAAGCACCAAAAGATGAACTTGGTGAATATTCTGAAGGTGTGCAAAAAAGAATAGCTAAGCTAACACGTAAAATGCGTGAAGCTGAAAGACAAAAAGAAGAAGCTATTACTTACGCTCAAACTTTAAAAGCTGACCAAGAAAGATTGCAAAGTCGTTATAGAAATGTTGAAACAACATATGCAGACGAATTTAAAAAACGTGTTACTGGTTCGTTAGAAGCAACCAAAGCTAAATTACAATCTGCTATTAACAATGGTGATGTAGAAGGTCAAGTTGCGGCGCAAACAGAACTTGCGCAACTAACAATGGACGCTACTAGACTTGCTAGAATTGAAGAAATGAACAAAGCAGCACCAGTCAATGAGTCTCCTGTAGCACAGCCGAGACAAGAAGTGCCTATGCAACAACCAAAAACTGACCCTAAAGCAGATGCTTGGGCAGCTAAAAACCCTTGGTTTGGTACTGATAATGCTATGACTTACACAGCGTTTGATATACATAAAACGTTGGTAAACGAAGAAGGTTTCGACTCAAACTCAGAAGAATACTATGCTGAGGTTGATAAACGAATAAGACTTGAATTTCCGCACAAATTTGGTAATAATGAGTCATCTACATCTGAACCAGTTCAGAATGTTGCAAGTGCCCGTCGTCCGGCCAAACAAGGACGCAGAAAAACTGTGAAACTCACACCTTCACAGGTAGCAATTTCTAAAAGATTAGGTGTGCCACTCGAAGAGTATGCGAAACAATTAGCCGCGAAGGAGGTATAAGCATATGGAAAAAGATAAAACAAAGACCCCACGCGTGAGTCAAACTAGAGCTAAACAAGAAAAGCCGAAAGTTTGGTCTCCCCCATCTGCCTTAGATGCACCCCCTGCACCAGACGGATATCGTCACAGGTGGTTAAGGACTGAACTAATGGGAACCGAAGATACTAAAAATATGTCCGGTAAACTTAGATCAGGTTGGGAACTTGTCCGAGGTGACGAGTATCCTGATGACCTTTACCCAACAGTCGATTCTGGTAAATATCAGGGAGTAATCGGAGTAGGAGGCCTTGTGTTGGCAAGGATATCTGAAGAACTCGCACAGTCTCGCGAAGAGTATTTTAGAAGAATGACTCAGGACAGAGACGAAGCATTAGACAACGACGTTCTAAAGGACCAGCACCCAGGAGTGCCAATCAATCAAGATAGGCAGTCTCGTGTAACCTTTGGTGGCTCAAAGAAATAATCTTTGATCTGCTGATTTAACAACTAACCTTTAAGGAGGATAAAACTATGGCAAATTTAGATGCCCCTATGGGTTTTAATCCTGTTGGAAAAATCGGTAGTGGACCATCTCAAAAAGCTGGCGAATATAAAGTCACAAATGACGCTATATTCCAAGGTGACGCAGTACAAATCGCTGGTAACAGTGGTGTACTAACTCAAGCAGGCGTTGGCA